AGAAAATGATGGCAGGATCAGCGTTTGCAGTCATAGTTTTCGTTTTGCTTGTTACAGTGGTTGCGTTGTGATAGATCAAATACATTACTGCTCTCCAATCCATCATGCCTGTGACAGATTGGTCAACTGACCCGCTTCGGCGGGTCTTTCTTTTTCTGAAATTATAAAATAAGCTCTAACTGAGAAAGGTACTCACATGGCAAAGAAAAAATCAAAGAACCCTGTCGGTAGGCCGAGGTTCGAGGTCACAGAGGAAGTTCTGGCGAACACTAGGCGTTTCATGGCGCAGGGTTTGACAAAGGAGCAGTGTGCTGCTGCGCTGGGTATATCACGCTCTAAATTCTTTGAAATTCAGGAACAAAATGTGGATTTCTTGGATGCAATAAAAGGTGGCGAGGCCGAGGGCGTACAGCAAGTCACCAATGCTCTCTATGAAAAGGCCACGATAGATCGTGATAACACTGCGATGATCTTCTACCTCAAGAACCGCGCAGGCTGGGTGGATAAGCAAGAGCATAAAGTAGAAACAGAAAACACAGTAACATTAGATCTGACAAGGATTGGCATCAATGAACTCAGCGCAATTGAAAGAGCTTTTGAGCAATCTAACTCTGGAGCAAGTCAGGGCAGAGAAATACCGCCGCTCATTGAGGGAGTTTACGAAGAACGCATGGCCGACGATTGAACCGGGCGTAGACTTCCAGAACAATTGGCATGTCGATGCAATCAGCGATCACCTTCAGGCTGTTGTCGAGGGAGACATCAAACGACTGATCATCAACGTGCCGCCACGCCACATGAAGTCGATCAGCGTGGCCGTTGCGCTGCCAGCGTGGACGTGGACCCACCAGCCACACAAGAAGTTCCTGTATGCCTCTTACGCAAGCTCTCTGTCGATCAGAGATAGCACCAAGTGCCGCCGACTAATCGATAGCCCTTGGTATCAGTCGCACTTCAGTGACAGGTTCGCGCTGACTGGCGATCAGAACCAGAAGCAGAGATTTGAGAACGACAGGACAGGCTACCGCATAGCAACGTCTGTCGGTGGCGCTCTGACTGGCGATGGCGGTGACATCATCTGTATCGATGATCCGCACAACGTAGTGGATAGCGACAGCTCCAAGGTGCGTGAAGGCGTTCTGGAGTGGTGGGATCAGGCGATGCAGACGCGGCTCAACGATCCCCGCACTGGCGCATTCGTCATCATAATGCAGCGCGTCCATGAGCAAGATCTGACCGGGCATATCCTCTCAAATCAGCTTGGTGATGAGTGGGATCACCTGTGCCTTCCTGCCCGATATGAAATTGGTCACCCAACGCCAAGCCAGTCAATGCTGGGGTTCTCAGATCCACGCACAGAGGAGGGTGAGCTGCTCTGGCCTGAACGTATCGATGACAGGACACTGTCAAACCTAGAGCGCAGCCTTGGCTCCTACGCAGCGGCTGGGCAGCTCCAACAGCGCCCATCGCCAAAAGGTGGTGGAATCCTAAAGGCGAGCTGGTGGGTTCCTTGGGAGAAGGAAGACTTACCTGACATCGAATATGTGCTGCAATCATACGATACGGCATTCGAAGCCAAGGAAAGCTCCAGCTTCAGCGCACGAACAACGTGGGGCGTGTTTAAACACAACGGCCACGATTGCGCTATTGTGCTTGAGTGTTGGTACGACAAAGTCAGCTATCCTGACCTACGGCGCTTGGCTCAAGAGGCATACGATGACTGGGAGCCTGACGCAGTGCTGATTGAGAAGAAGGCGTCAGGCCAGTCACTCCTGCAAGATTTACGCATGGCAGGCGTACCAGTTCTGGCCTACAGCCCAGACCGAGACAAGGAAGCTCGCGCCCATGCTTCGAGCGCACTTTTGGAAGATGGCAGGATTTTCTTCCCTTCCAATCGAAAGTGGGCTAAAGATTTAATTGATATATGCGCGGCGTTTCCAGCACATCCGAATGATGATGTTGTTGATACATGCACTCAGGCTTGGTTACGCTTACGCAGAGGATGGTTTGTTGGGCATAGCGAAGATCCCGATGATGACGATTTTGTAGAGACTAGAAGGATGACGATGTATGGCTGAACCAGAAAACATTATCCCATTTGCTGAAGGCGCTCCTGCCGACAATCTAATGATCGAAGAGCTGCCAGACGGCGATGTCCTGATTGGTGATCCAGAATTAGACATGATGCAGGAAGTCGAGGACGCAGAGTTTGATCAAAACCTTGCAGAAGCAATCGATGAACGAGAGCTGGAGCGCAAGGCGCAAGAGCTGATCGGGTTCTTTGAGAACGATAAGGAAGCCAGATCTGAGTGGGAGCATCGCTACAAGCAAGGCTTGAAGACGCTAGACCCAGACGGTGGCCTTGATGAAAGCGAAGATGAACGCGCAACTCGCGGTCTGTCCATCGTTATCCACCCACTAATCGCAGAGGCAGCTACCCAGTTCAACGCTCGCGCTGTCGCGGAGCTGTACCCATCAGGCGGTCCAGTCAAATCTGTCATCGTTGGTGAGCCAGACGAAAAAATGGAAGAGCAAGCTCGCAGAGTGCGCGAGTTTATGAATTACCAGATCACGCAGGAAATGCCTGAGTATTTCCCTGATCTGGACCAAATGCTGTTTCACCTTCCGCTGATCGGCCACACTTTCAAGAAGGTCTGGTGGGATGCCAACATGGATCGGCAGTGCAGCCAGTTCGTAAAGGCTGAAGATTTTGTTGTGGCTCCAGAGAGCAAGGATCTCTACACCAGCCCACGCTACACTCACGTCATCCGTATGCCGAAAAATGATTTCAATCGCTACGTCCAGAACGGTTACTATCTCCCGACAGCCTACATTGGTGATAGCATCGATCCTATTGATGACGTGATCGGAGAGATCGAAGGCGTCGATGAATACAGCGACAACAGCCAAGACGATGTGATGACGCTGCTCGAAATGCACGTCTATGATTTGTTCGAGGGCATCGATGGCAAAGAAATGGATAGCGATGAGGCAGACGAAAATGCTGTCGCCATCCCATATGTCATAACCATCGACTATGAAAACCAGCGCGTTGTCAGTGTTAGACGCAACTGGAAGCAAGACGATGAGATGAAGAAGCGCCGTGACTGGTTTGTGAGCTACAAGTTCTTGCCCGGTCTAGGGTTCTATGGCTTTGGACTGTACCACATGATCGGTGGCTTGGGCAAAGCAGCGACTGGATCGCTCCGCGCCCTGCTCGACAGTGCCGCATTTGCGAACATGCAGGGTGGATTCAAATTGCGTGGCCGTGTCAATGGCGGCGATATGCAGATCAGCCCCGGTGAATTTGTGGATCTCGACAGTACAGTTGATGATGTCAACAAGGCGATCATGCCGCTGCCGTTCAAGGAGCCTTCGGGTTCTCTGTTCAATCTGCTTGGCTACATGGTTGATGCTGGTCAGCGATTTGCTAGTACAGCAGATCTCAATGTCGGTGACGTGAACCCCAACGCCCCAGTTGGATCTACAGTCGCTCTGATTGAGCAAGGGTCCAAGGCATTCAGCGCAATCCACAAAAGGTTGCACTACGCACAGGGTCAAGAGTTCAAGCTGCTGGCTGAATTGAACGCAGAGAACTTGCCTGATGAGTTCAGCTTTGCAAAGGTTGGAGCGGCAAATATTATTTATCGCAGCGACTTTGATGATCGCATTGACATCGTGCCAGTGTCGGACCCGAATATCTTTTCTACAGCCCAGCGCATCGCACAGGCACAAGCTGTCTTGGAAATGGCGCGATCTGCTCCCCAGCTCCATGATTTGTATTCAGCATATAAGCGGATGTACGAAGCGATCCGCATACCAAACATCGATGAGATACTGAAGAAGCCAGAAGACGCTGTTCAGATGGACCCAATTGATGAGAACATGAGCGTGATGTACGGCAAACCAATCCGCGCATTCCCAGAGCAAGACCATGACGCGCACATTGCGGTTCACATGCAGTTCCTGCAAGATCCATCACTGGCAGGCAACCCCGGCGCGAAGGCAATGCAGCCTGTGTTGATCGCACACATCGCAGAACATATCGCGCTGCTGTATCGCCAACGCATGGCAGCAAGTGTCAATATGCCAATGCCGCCACTGCCCGATTTCAAAGAAAAGATGATCAAGTTCGAGGATGTAGATCCAGAGCAAGATCGCCTGATCAGCCAACGTGCAGCGCAAGTTGTGGCTGCGTCACCTCAGATGAAGCAGATCGAAGCAATCCGAGGCATGGGTGGTCAGCAAGGGCAGCAAGGAAATCCGTTGCAATACGCACAAGAACTGGCCAAGTTGGAGACAGAAGCTCTGAAGGCGAGAACACAAGCCCAGATCGAAGCAGATCAGGCCAAGGCTCAGTCGAATATTCAGATCAAAGAGGCAGAGGCGCGTCAGGATATGGAGATCGACATGGCCAAGGCACAAGCCGATTTGCAGGCCAAGGTCACCAAGCTAGAGGCAGAATTGCAGCTTGAACGAGAAAAGAACGCAGCTAAAATCCAAATGGAGGCAATTAAAAACAATGTACCCCCAGTATAGGCTCCCTCCAATTAATCCTGCTGCTTTTGGTGGATTGCCACCACAGCAGGGTCCACAAGGTGGTCCCCCTGTGCCTTCTCCCGCGCAGGGTGGACCACAAGGTGGTCCTCCAATGGATATGAATAAATACCTGATGAACAAAGTCGCAGAGATCCGCGAGAGGATGGGCGCTGGTGATATGGGTGCATTGAGTGCAATTGCAGACGCAATGCCACAACCACAGATGAATGTGGCAGCGCAGCCCCCACAACCACAGCCACAACCACAGCCACAACAAAGGATGGGTTGATGCCTAACAATAAAAGAGATTTGAGCCTTGATATGACTGGACTTGATCTGCCAGTTTCTGGTGATCTTCGATACAGTTCAGGTCCAAGCGGCTCTATCTTAGAGGCCAACATCAAAAAGACATTTGGCGGCGAAGAGGGGTCTATTACCCCATCTATTGGGTACACTGATCAGAGGGGAAACTTTTCAGATGATTTTCTAAGCTCAGATGTCAGATCAAAAACCATTCGCGCTGGAGTTGACGGCGACTTACAGCTCATGGATGGCGATCTTGATCTGACTGGATCTTTACTTGGGGCTAGAACATTTACAGATGAAAATGTGAATATCCCCAGCATGAACCAAACTTTTAGCAATTCAAACGTAGGGACTTTCACCAAGATCGGGATTGGCGCTCGCATGGGAATGTTTGATGTCACGGCAAATCGGCAAAAACAAAGTGGCTCAGATCCCTATTACTCTGGCACACTTGGCATAAATGTCGGCAAAGGTGGCCGATTTGAGTATTCCGATTCAAATAAATCTGACCCCACAATCGGATTTAATTACAACCTGAGCTTTTAAAATGGACCACTGCTTACTTGGCGCTGTGATGGATTTGATCTTAAATGATCCGTACTACGCGAAGAAAAGCGTTTGGAGCCAGAGAAATTCTGTGTACTATGCAATAAAGCACGGTAAGTGTTTGGTTCATAGGGTGGATGGAAAAGTGACAGGGTTTTGCGCCTATGGATTTTTCACTCAGGAAGAGATAGACAGTGACTTGTGGAATGGAGATGAGGCGTATGCGCGGGAAGACGGCGAAGTTTTTTACTTCACTAAGTTCCAGTGTAGGCTTGGTTTCCGAGAAGTTATTAAGTTTGCTAGGGATGTTCGATTGGCTGTGTCAAAGAAATATCCTGATAAAGAAATTGGGAATGGTGTGCGTATATACCCAGACGGTGGCAGGCGCGATGAAAAATGGCATAGGAAAGTAGCATGACTAGACTTATGGAGATGATGGGCCTTGGATTTATGCCAAGGATTGTTTTCGAAGGCGGCGGCGGCGGCGGTGGCGAAGGTGGTATGGATGAAGCGGAAGGCCTGAATGATGTAACAGGCTACAGCGCAGATAAAGGCGAGATCGGTGGGGTTGCGGATGCAGATGGCAAAGTAGCCACAGGCGCTCAACTTGCAGCAAATGTTGCTAGGGCAAAGGCGAGAAGTGCCTTATCTACAGCAGAAAAAGCGGCCCAAGGTACTAAGGCTGGATCTGCCGCCCAAAATGCTGTTGTAGAAGCAGCTATTGCATATGACAAAGCCGTTCAAACCGCTAAGACGGCGGGAGTGAAATCTCAATCAAATCCTGAATTAGCAGCATTCAGACCCAAGTCGAGGCCAAAATCAGTTGAGGCCAAGGCCAAGGCAATAGCAGACAAAAAAGCAGCAGCAGCTAGAGCAGCAACAATAGCTGCTACAGCGACGGCAACAGGCTTAACAAAAGAAGCTGTTGAAGCGAATATAAATAGTGCAACGAACACAGATGATAAGTGGGGATACACCAAAGCTGACGGTACAGTTGTATCTGCCACCAGAGATAAGTTTGATGGCGGTGGAATAAACTCTGCTGGTGCTGGCTTTGCTAGAAGTGGTGGTCGTGCGGCTGATACAAATGCTGATGGCTTTGTTACAGCGGAAGAGGCGGCGGCTGTCGGTGGATTGCAAGGAAACTTTGCGTCTGGGATATCTAATTCAATAGGTGCTACGCCCTACGGATCTGGTTTAGCTCCGACTGGAATTGCTGGATTTTTAAGTAAAACTCCTTACGGTATGGCTTATGGGGCATTGAGGGATCTTTCGCGAGGTGAATCACGCAGGAGTATAGCCGCCAGAACTGGCTATACTGCACCGGGTCCGGGTTACACAATAGGTGGTACTGGAGGTGAATCTGGCTCCAATGATCCGGGTCTTGTCGGTGAGGGTATGCCGTCTGATCAATTTAGGCGTGAGAACACATATAGTACACGCCCCACATCTGAGACATATACCCGAAGATACAAGGGTGGTGGTTTAGGTGCATATTCCCCAAGCTATTTGCGTAAATACGCCAGCGGTCAGAAAATAAATGAACTGGTTCGTGAAGTCACACTTGCGGATGGATCTAAGGCATACTTAACCCCTGATGGTGAATATCTAGAGATGGGTCAGTTTGCCAACACTGCTACAGGTAGTGATGTGGTAATGGATACTGGGGAAGAAGAATATGTCTCAGGATATAAGATGACAGACGCTATGGGTAATGTAACAGAATATGATGCTGCGGGTAATGTTATTAGCACAGACGGCGGTCTTCCTAAGACACAAAATACAATTTTGAGTGACGCAAGCTATCAAATGGAGTTTGATGGGCCGCAAGAATACGAAGACAGGTACAACCCCTTTGGTGCAGGAATATAGAAAAGGATTAAGACTATGGACGAAGAAATGCAGATGAACCCAGACTTTCAACTGGTGATGAAGTTTCTCCAAAATATTCGCCCCGGTGATATGGATGAAGAATCATCTCAACAGTTGATGGGAATTGGTCAACGCATTCAAAACGGCGGCGTTCTATCAGATAAAGAGCGTGAGATGTTTGAGAGTGTCGTGGGCGCGATGCCAGATATGGAAATGTCTTACGAAGTTGATGGCCAAATGGAGGGTATGACGCCTTCACAAATGGATGCTGCAAGATCTAGCGGCGAGATCACACCCATGACAGACGCAGAGCGTCAAATGGCAGAAGAGGATGCATATTTCCAGCGTCTGCGTGAAGAGCAAGAGCAGATGTATAATATGAACCAGATGCAACAAGAGGGTGCAGCCCCAATGACATCAATGCGCCCACGAATGCGCCCATAAAGGAGGTTAAAATGGCTCAAATAAATGTAGAAAATATGGAAGAAAACGCAGATCTGTTCTTTGCAAAAATGGGTTTTCCGCATGACGCTGACGGTTTGAACATGACTGAAGAGCAGCTCGTAAACTTTGTATTGCTCTGCCAACAAGAATACATGCTTGGCGATGAATACGATGAAGAGTATGAGCATGATTGCGACTGTGAAGGTGAAGACGATTGCGACTGCCATCACGACAAAATGATGATGCCTGAAGAGGGTGACGTTAAGGTAAAGGTCATGCGGCTTGGCGGCGGCAATGTCCATGAGCTGATGAACGAAATCTTGGGCGGCTAATATGCCTGTTCGCAAGGTCAAGGGCGGCTACCGATGGGGCAGCAAGGGCAAGGTCTATAAGACTAAGGCCCAAGCGGAGAAGCAGGGCCGTGCGATTAGGGCGTCTGGATATAAGGGCAAGAAGTAGATGGGTGTTTTTACATCAATAGCCAAATATGCTAAAAAAATTGCAACAGAAGCTAACAAGGCTGATCTAGATCCATTCAAGTATCAAAAAACAAGAATGAAAGACGTTTATGTTTCTGATACAGATGTTAACTTTACAGATTTAAATGAAAATTTACCTAGACAACCTATTTCTTGGCAGGAAACGGAAGGTAAATTTATCATACCGTTATACGGCGACAGAACTTCTGGCGGTTTACTTATAAAAGGCGTGAATGATGTTACTTTTGATGAGCCAGTTTATACTGAGGCTGGAGTAGACTTTATGCGTGGCCCTGCCGCGCAAACTGATGGTGCAATCTGGGCGTCGAATAAAAATATTATTGATCGTATTGACGAAAGAGCGACAGAGTTTGCTGAACAATTTGATGGCGCAGATATTCTTGGAGTAACTGGAAGCATGGCCCCAGACGCCAACGATTTTGCTACCATGACTGGGGCATCAATGGGCGAGCTTATTAAACACGCAAAAATTACAAAAAAATCAGCTAAAGAATTTGATAAAATTATGAAAGAAAAGGTCGATCCTGATTTTGTTGGTGTTTTGTCACCTAAAATCAGGGAGTGGGCTGAAACAACAACTTCTCCCAAAAGAAAAGCTTTTATCCGTTTGATGGATAGTAAGCCTATGCAGGATAAAGGCTTTCCAAGCCCAGCGGAAGCTAGATACAGTGTTACAGATCCAACTCAAAGAGAAATGCCTGCTGGTATGTTTGGTCTAGGCGCATCAAAAATAGACACATCAGCGCCCCTAATGTTCAACACTCCAAAAGGTAATTTACCTAAAACAAATGTTCCTCACTCAACATACAACACTCAAATTAAGGGGGAATACTTTGGGTCGTTGCCCATTGTGCCGCAAGGGTTAATTTTTGATGACATTTACAAAGGAATGGAAGGCGGGTTTACAAAATCTGGACAACCATTGAACGAAGCCCATAAAACACATGCTATAAAGACAAAAATCCCTGCTGTGAAGATGACGCCAGAAAGAATAGAACGTATTTTGAAATACCGTGCTAGGCTGGCCAAATGAATGGATCTGCGTCTTTAATTCCAAGTATGTTGCAAACGACTTCATCAAGCTCATTAAGGCTTTCATCGTCCATTCCTAAATCTTTGGCCTTGAGTATTATCAGCTCTCTAGCCAAGTCTACATCATCCATAATTTTATTCCTTTCTCCCAAAAAGACATTATAATACGAACAAACTTCTTCCACAAGTGGAGCAGATAATGCCAGCAAAAAAGCCCAAACGCGATGCATGTTATAGAAAAGTAAAGGCGCGGTATACGCGCAATGGTGGGACGTGGCCGTCAGCTTATGGGTCAGGAGCTTTAGTAAAATGCCGAAAAGTAGGCGCAAAGAACTGGGGTAAGAAAAGTGCCAAAAAAAAGTAGCAGCAGCGATAGCTTACGCAAGTGGTTTGGCCGCAATAAGGGCAAAGGCTGGGTTAATTGCAAGACAGGTGCCGCATGTGGTAGGTCTGATCGTACTAAGGGTGGCTACCCTGCGTGTCGGCCAACAATGGCGCAATGCAAAAGCAAATCGGCTAAGTCAGCGGCTAAACGCAAGACATCCGCAAAGCGCGTAAACTGGAAAGGCAAGAAGTAATGTCTGAACTTGGCGTTCTTTCTGGGATCAAAGATCAGTATCCAATGTTTAGTGACATTACGGTGCGTGATTTGCGTGACCAAGGCACTTTAGATGAAAGAAGAATGGAGTATTATTCACCAGAAGATAGCCCTACTGGGGAAGAAATGATAGATATTTTTGACCCAGAACTACAAGGCGAAGAATTGCAAAACGCAATAATTGGTGAGTTTCTACATTCAGCACCAAAAAGAAGCAAAGAATATGCAGAATTGCGTGATGTAATCCAAAGTATAAAAACTCCTCAACAAATTCAAGATGATATATCACGCTATGAATATGCTAAAGAAAACTATGGGGAAAAAAGACCGTTTGAAAAATGGTTAGATGTTTCTGGATTGGATGCGTTTATTCGTGGTTACGCTGTAAAACAATGGGAGCCAGAATATTATACAGATGAACAAAAACTTGTTATAGATATGATGATGAATATTGTGAGGGAAAAATAATGGTAAAAAAAGCAGTTGAAGCTCCCAAGGGATACCATTGGATGAAGTCTGGAAAAGGCTACAAGCTGATGAAAGGTGAATACAAACCACATAAAGGCGCTGTTAAGAAGGCGTCCTTTGATATTCAGAAGGTGCATAAGAAATGAAAAAACTAAGCCCAGCGCAAAAAAAGATCGCATCTAAAGCCAAGCCAAAAAACAAGATTACTGGTGCTGACTTCAAAAAAATGAAGAAAAAGAAGAAGAAAAAGTAATGGCTGGTCTTGGTGCATTAGGCAGATTAACAAAATCTCTGGGACGTGAGCTGGTTGGCTTCCAAGTTCGTTCAAACCCAAAGATTGAGCAGCTCGCAAAAGATTCTGCTATTGACCCTAAGAAGCTAGAAGACGCCTCTCCAGAGGCTCTAGCAGAGTTTCTGGATAGAGCTGCGCGTCAGAGGCTAATAGACCCTAGAAGGGCTAATAGCATAAAGATACAGATTATTAAGGATGAGCAAGAGGTTGTGCCTGCAATGCCGCCACAAATAGATCCTACTCAAACTGGATTTATATTTAAAGATGTGAAGCCAGTTGGTCCACTTCTAAATAAGTTTGAAAACAAAAGGTTAAGTTCTGGCATGGCGCAAGGTGAAGTAACAACTCTTCCGATTAGATCAATGTACGCTTCACAAGCCAATGTAAATCCAGACTTTAAAACAACGGAATCAAGCTCTGGATCTCTCCCATTAGTTATAAAGAAGAATAATGAGTTATTTGTATCTGATGGTCACCACAGGCTAACAAAATTAGCATCAGAAGGTGAGCAAAACGCAAGAGTTCGTTTAATTGATTTTGATGAACCTACAGATACTCCATTGTTAAATTATAATCCAAATCAATCCGCAGAAGATGATGCTTTATTAGAGCAACTTTTTGGTGTCTTACCCAAGGAAAAAAAATAATGGCAACGTACAAAGGCAAAAAAGTATCGCTGAATAAACCGCGCCGTATTTCCAAGGGCGAGACATCTTACGGCAAAAAGAAGTCTGTGGTCTATGTGAAGGATGGCGACAAGGTAAAGCGCGTGACCTTTGGCGATCCCAAGATGACCATTAAGAAGGCCCAGAAGGGCCGTCGATCTAACTTTAGGGCGCGTCATAACTGTGATAACCCCGGTCCCAAAACTAAGGCCAGATACTGGTCATGTAAGGCTTGGTGATATGGCAGATAAAAGATTCCCCGAAGGTGCGTTTCGTCCAGATGGACAGCCTAATATTCCATCACAGGCGTATGCTGATTACTTAAAATTCAATCCAATGATGGTTCCAGTCGCAGATCCAGAAGGATATGTTGCGCCACCGCGAGATACCAGTGAAAAACCCTTTAGTAATTATGCCTTTGATAAGGCGTTTGACACAGCTACTGGGGCTGGCAGAAGTTTTAAAAATGCATTCACAGGCCAAGGTGTGGCTCAGTTAATGCCAAAAATGCAGTTTTACCCCGGCGGTCCAACTGGAGCCGAAAAAATCTATGGCGGCGCAGCAGATATAGGCTTGGGTGTACTTAGCGGTGTCAAAGGTGGGTTCGAGGCTGGAGCTGGCTACTTAGCTGAGAGAGTTCCATTCCAGAACGAAAACCAAGAAGATAGGCTCTCTAGAGATCTTTTGGGCGGTATAGAGTTTTTAGAGCAATATACCGCGCCATATTTTGGATTGTTTAGTAAAATAGGAAAGTTTGCAAAAGGCAACAGAGCAGCCAACAGAGCGCCTGAACCACCAGTGTCGGTTGCGCCTGAACCAGAAATTACAATAGCGCCTACTCTTTCAGGTGGGACATCACTCACAGACGCTATAACAGCAGCACAGGCGGCTGAACGTGCAAATCGGCTACAGGTAGATGACATTCTCTTTAGCCCATCTTTGAAGGCAGCTATGGAGCTGAAACAGAAGAAGGGTCCGTATGAACAGCTAAAAGCTACAATGATCAAGACAGGTGCAAAGCCAGATGAGCTTGAGTGGTCTGGGGCAGATGATTTCTTTAGTGGCAAGAATACAACCAAAGAAGAAATTATTGATTATCTTGAGCAAAATGATCCACGCTTAGTTCCCAATGTGCGTCGAGCCGAAGGTGTTCTTGGAGCTGAACCTGAAGCTATGGATGTGAGTGAAGCTGTAGATCAAGTTATGCAAGATCAGCCAAGTTTATACCAAATGAAGCACGACGACATGGAAGTTCTAGCAGATAACCTTCCAGATGCTGGCTATAGAAGGCCAGACGAACTTGATGATGGATACCTCGAAGAGCAAGCTAATAAATTAGGAACAAATTTGGATGACCTTAGAGGCAAGGACTGGGTATATATAGACCCAGATGGCGATGCTGAATTTTTCCAATATTCAGAAGATGCTCTTGCTCACCAGTATGGTGGTGAACAAAACCTTTCAGAAGAGCTAGAAATAAGAGTTAGAGAGTTCCTTGAAGACGAATTTAATGCCGATCCCCCAAACTTTATGGCTCGTTATGCGATATCGCAACCTAATCCTATGGATGCAGGAGACACCACGCATTCTATCTATTTCCCAGAGGGCGGTACGGATTACACAGAGAATTTATTTCAATATACAGATCCTACTGGTCGTATTAAAATAGACCAGCTTCCAAAGAGTGGCCACTTTGGCGAGGATAACGCTGCCACAATTTTTCACACACGCCACGCAGATTATGTGAATGAAGACGGCGATACAGTTCGTTATGTTGGCGAAATACAGTCAGATCCGCAGCAGAATATTGACCCATCAGTAGCTTATATTCAGAACTACGATCAGTCGCTAACGCTGTCAAAATTAGATGATTTGTACGATGACTTTAATGCTTTAAGTAGAGATTTAAGTCAAGGTCGGGCTGATATATTTAGATCTATAAGTGATCTTGATCGCGGAAGATTGGGGTACGAGGCTAATATCCATGACTTAAATAAAGAGATCAAAAGTGGTGAAAACTTTGTTCGTCCGTCACAGATGAAAAAATATGAAGAAATTTCAGAAATTCCTTTAAGCGGCGAGTTAACTGATCTTGAAGAAGAACTTGTGAATAAATGGATTGCCAATCAACCAAGATTGGGGACCAATTGGTCTAATAACAACTTTGCTCAAGAAATGGTTTATGCATATTTAAAAGATAAACCAGTGGATTGGCTTTCAAACGACATTAAAAAAGGTGTGTTTGATATTACTGATGATATTGCAAACAAGAAACAAGCATTGCAATTAGAAATAGATAAAATACCCAATATTCCTGATGACGGAATAGAAGGCGGTCCTTTAATGTCTTCTCAAAACAAGTGGCTGGACGAGGGATTGCGGCGTTCCATCTATGACGCTGTTAAAGATCCAGACGTTGACTATCTGGCATTTCCAAATGATCGGGAAGCGATTGCAAAAGTTGGTGGCCACACAGCAGACACGGTCAAAGACGGCACAGTAAACTATTACCAGCGTGATGTGCAAAATCGGCTGAAGAAATTGCTGAAGGCATTTTCTAAAGATGTTTCTGTCGATGAAATCAATCTACAGTCAGAAGATTTTGGTGCGTTCAGCAGCAAGGGCTTCAAAATCACGCCAGAGTTTAGAAAAGCAGTAATGGAAAAAGGCATCCCCACATATGCCGTCCCAATGGCAGTTGGTATGGGTTATGGTTCGCTAGATGAGCTAGGAGAAAAATAATGGCAAGAGCAGCAGTTAAAAAGGTAGCACAGGCAGAGATCAGAGCGGCTAAGAGCTTCTTAGAGCGCCGTGGCCTCAAGTCTGATGAGATATCTCCCCGAAAGTTTGCTATGGCAGCTAAAGAGCTGGATAAGGGGTTCTCAGAGACACTTAAAGTATTGGCGCGTGAATTATCTGGGGGTAATGTCTAAGTGAACCGTGCAAGTTTTTCATCACTAATGTCTAAAGGAGGACAAAAAATGAAGTATGGCAAAAAGAAACCTATGAAGTCTGTCAAAAAGAAGGTAATGAAGAAAAAGGCGAAGCCTAAAAAGAAGGGGTACTAAATGCCAGAAACAAAAAATGTTGAAGTTCACGTTACTGGTGTTTCAATGTCAGGAGCTGTGAAAGATGACAACAAGCGATCTGCTCCAACAGATCAGAAAAAATCTGGAGAAAAGGCGGCTAGAGATAGCTGAAGATATGGTTGATGGCCGCATGACGGACATCAACGCATACCACAAAAACGTAGGGATCGCAGAGGGTCTAATGCAAGCCTCTGAGGTTATCCGCGAAACATTGAAAAAATTAAACGAAGAGGATGTATAGCGTGTCTCATCAACATGATCGAATATTTACAGATGAAGAAACCAATGCCACTATTGGATCTCATCAATTACCAGTTCCCTTGAACTGGAAAGTTTTAGTTCAGCCAAATCAGGTGAAAACAAAAACATCAGGTGGAGTTCTTCTGCCAGAATCATCCAAAGATAACGAAGAATATCTAACAGCTCATGGAACCGTGTGTGCCTTGGGTGACTTAGCGTATCGTGACAGAGATACAGGCCAACGATGGCGGTCTGATGTATCTCCAAGGGTTGGAGATCGCGTGACCTATGGTAAATACGCTGGTCAGAAACTTGTTGTAAAAGGCGTCAAATTCCTTCTGCTGAACGATGATGAAATCACATCGATCTTGCCAGATGGTGTTGAAGTCGCAGCATATGTGGGGTGATTGATATGGCAGAAAAAGAACAAATTCTGGAAGAAATCGAAGCCGAAATTCAAAAAGCTAA